ATCAAGGAAAATTATGAACATTATTGCATTAAAATTAATTACCGGCGAAGACGTTATGGGTGATTTAGAAACCGAATCGGAAACCGAATACGTTATCAATAATCCTGTATCGATTGCGGTACTAAATGGACCTAATGGGCAACCAGGAATTGGTCTAGGCAACTTTCCAATGTACGCAGAATCGGTACAAAAGTCAAAAGATGCCACGATTACGCTTGCCAAAAAGTACGTGGTGTACTATTATACACCTGCACAAGACTTTCTTAACAACTATAACCAAGTCTTTGGATCCGGTATCGTAATTCCATCACAAAAATCGATTTTGACAAAAGGTTAACTTGAGTAACTTCTATACGAATGTACAAAACCTCGGCGGCAGTATTCTGTATCGAGGTGTTAAAGACGGCCAGCGAATCAAACTTAAAATTGATTACTCGCCGTCTTTGTATTTGCCTGCCCGTAGAAAAAATACTGGTGAGTCTTTTAAAAGTCTAAACGGTCTTTCACTAGAACGTAAAGAATTTGAAACAATCCGTGAAGCTAAAGAATTCGTAAAACAATTCGATGGACTTCCTGGTGCACCAAAAATCTATGGTAACACCAGATATGAGTATGCATTTATTGCAGACCAACACAAAGGCATGGTTGACTGGGACCAAGATAAAGTCTCCGTTGCTGTTATCGATATTGAGGTTGGTTCTGAAAATGGTTTTCCTGATCCATATCTTGCAAACGAACCTATCACGGCTATTGCTGTTACATACTTGAATGGTGAAACGTATGTGTTTGGTTGTGGTGACTATGTGGTTCAAGGTGATGAAAACTATATCAAGTGTAAAGATGAGTGGACTCTTTGCAAGAAATTCATTCAACTGTGGCAAGCCAAGTGTCCTGATGTGATTACTGGCTGGAATACCAAGTTCTTTGATATTCCCTATCTTGTTAATCGTTTTCGTAAAATTCTTGGTGAAGAAGAAACAAGAAATCTGTCTCCTTGGAGATATATCTCTGAACGTCAAACCAATATCAATGGTCGTAAGTTAATTGCTTACAGTTTTGTTGGTGTCGAATCACTCGACTATATTGAATTATACAAATGGTATGCGCCAGGTGGTAAGTCACAAGAATCCTATCGACTGGATAATATTGCACAAGTGGAACTCGGTGAAGGTAAGATTTCATATGATGAATATGATAACTTGCACCAACTGTATCGTTTGAACTATCAAAAGTTTATTGAGTATAACATCAAAGACGTTAAACTGATTCTTAAACTCGAAGACAAGTTGAAACTGATTGAATTGGCACTCACTCTTGCATATGATACCAAGTGTAACTATGAAGATGTATTTGCACAGACACGTATGTGGGATTCTCTGACATATTCCTATTTGTTTGAAAAAGGCATCATTGTTCCACCACGTGATGTTCAAGAAAAAAATGAAGCGTTTGAAGGTGCTTATGTGAAAGACCCACAAGTTGGTCTACATCACTATGTTGCCAGTTTTGACTTGAACTCTTTGTATCCTCACTTGATGATGCAATACAATATTTCACCAGAGACTTTGATTAAGCCAGAAGATTATACAGATGAAATGCGTAACATTCTGTCTCAAGGTGTTTCTGTAGATAAACTACTAAAAAAACAAATTGACATTTCAAGTTTGTCTGGTGCAACTATTACTCCAAACGGACAATTCTTTCGTACAGACATTCAAGGTTTCTTACCTGCAATGATGGAAGAAATGTATCAGGATCGTAAGAAGTTTAAGAATATGATGTTGAAGGCAACACAAGAACTTGAAAATGAAACCGATGAATCGAAAAAATATGAAATCGAAAAACGAATTGCAAAATTCAATAACATCCAATTGGCAAAGAAAGTTTCCCTTAATTCTGCTTATGGTGCTCTTGGTTCTCAATATTTCCGTTTTTATGATTTACGTATGGCCCTTGGTGTTACTACTGCTGGACAATTAAGTATTCGTTGGATTGAAAACAAAATTAATGAATACATGAATAAATTGGTTGACACAGAAAATGAAGATTATGTCATTGCATCAGATACGGATTCAGTTTACTTGCGCCTTGGTCCGTTGGTTAATAAGTTTGTTAAAGCAGAAACTCCTGTTAACAAAGTTATCGCCATCATGGATCGTATCTGTGAAGATAAACTTCAACCGTTTATTGATAAGTCATATCAAGAGTTGGCTGAATATGTCCACGCCTATCAACAAAAAATGGAAATGAAGCGTGAAGGTTTATCCGACAAAGGTATCTGGACTGCCAAGAAACGTTATATTCTGAATGTACACAATAATGAAGGTGTGCAGTATAATGAACCACACATGAAAATCATGGGACTTGAGATGATTAAATCCTCAACTCCTTCTGCTATTCGTGTGAAGATGATTGAAGCTGTTAAGTTGATGGTAAATGGTACTGAAGATGACATTCACAAATTCATTAAAGAGTTTAGAGATAGTTTCAATCAACTTCCTGTAGAAGAAATTTCTTTCCCAAGAGGTCTTAATGGGCTAAATACCTATTCAGACTCACTTTCTTTATACAAGAAGGGTACACCAATTCACGTAAAAGGTGCAATTCTTCACAATCATTTCCTCAAACAAAAAGGTTTAGATAAAAAGTATCCTCTGATACAAGAAGGTGAGAAGGTTAAATTTACTTATCTCAAAATGCCTAATCCTTTTAAAGATATGGTTGTGTCTTATCCTGGCAGATTACCGAAAGAATTTGAATTGCAGGAATATATTGATTATGATACACAATTTGACAAGGCATTTCTCGAACCAATCAAGGTCATTCTCGACTGTATGGGATGGAAAACTGAGAAAGTTAGTTCACTAGAGGACTTCTTCGCATGACATACTTAACACTACTGGCCGCTTTACTCTTATCGGGTATTGCTGCCTACTATTCAGTAATTGGATTAGCATCAATTTTCGTTGGCGCATTTTGGCCGGTTGTTTTTATGGGTGCATCACTTGAATTTTCTAAAGTTGTTACAACATCTTGGTTGTATCGTAATTGGAATAAGGCGCCAATTCTACTGAAAACATATTTAACAATTGCTGTTGTAATATTGATGTTAATTACATCAATGGGCATTTTTGGTTACTTGTCAAAAGCACACCTAGAACAATCCGCAGAAATGGCACCTTTGGCCAACAAAGTTGCTTTATATAATGAAAAGATTAAAGTTGAAAAGGAAAATATAGATGCAAATCGTAAAGCAATCAAACAGCTTGATGATTCTGTGGACCAAATTATGGGCCGTTCAACAGATGAAAAAGGTGCCGATAAAGCAGTTGCGTTACGTAAAACCCAACAGAAAGAACGCTCTAGGCTTTTGGCAGAAACACAAGAGTCCCAGCGAAAAGTGGCAACTCTTAGTGATGAAGTGGCCCCACTCTCAACCGAACTTCAGAAGGTAGAATCCGATTTTGGCCCAATAAAATATGTGGCAGAATTAATCTATGGATCCGGTGAGAGAGATTTAATAGACAAAGCAGTTCGTTTAGTGATTATGTTAATTATGCTTGTATTTGACCCGTTAGCTGTGTTATTATTAATAGCAGCAAACATGAGTATGAAAGAAACGAAAGAGGAAGTACAACTAATAGATGACGTTCCAAAATATGAACCAGATGATGGTCCACTAACCGAACAACAAGTTGAAAAAATAAAAGAAACTGTTGCAAAAGAAACAACAGTACATTTTGAAGGTGTTAGAGTTCCAGGACAAGATTGGATTCAAACAGGACCTTCTTTTGAAGTAACAACGCCAACGTATCCCAATATTAGTAATGACCACGAACAAGTTGAGATACACCATGAACCTGGCGTTTATGAAGAACATAAGGTTCCAGTTAAAAAATTAGAGCCTAAGTATGATTATGATGATCCATATGCATTCCGAGAAAAAAAAGGAGACTGAGTTGAGAATCCTACATTGTATACCTGTACATGAAAATAATGATATTATAATTGATTTGATTAATAATATTAATAAGTTTACCAAAAATTCAATTATTGTATTACAACCAAATTCAAATTTTCAAACCTTTGATGAAACTATCATAGAAAAATATGATAACGTATATGTAAACAATAAAAGATTTAACTATAGAATATATGGCAACCAATTAAGTCTTATACTTTCAAACTTTGAATTTAGTCAACAATTTGATTATGACTATTTTTCCATTTTCCATTCTAATCAATTGTATATTAAAAGTGGATTAGAAAAATATATTGCAGGATGTGACATGACTATGGAATATTATCCTCAAGTTAGTGATAGGTTTAAAGAATCTGAAAAATTATATCCAGCATTGTCTGAAATTCCAGTCAACGAAAGATTTAATAATCATGCTGAAGGAACAGTTTATACAAAAGAATTGTTTCAAAAGGTATATGACTTTCTAAAAACAGAAACTCCATTGTTGATAGAGAAAGATATTGAAGCTCTTGAAGAAACACTTTTACCAACATTAGCATATAAGTTTGCTAACAAAGATAAAATTTTACAAACATCTTTATTGTTTGCGGATAATCCAGACACAAATACATTAGATGCATTGTTACAGAAAAACCAACAATTCAACATGTATTATGGCATAGTTTCTAATACAGACAATATACATTCACTAAAACGTGTGCCTAGAAATGAGTGTGCATTAAGGACTAAAATTAGAGAATTAAATGATGTTTGATAATGAAAAAAATTATAAAAGAATTGAGTGGACATTCAGGAAGTAAAATATTTTTAATGGAAAGTGTGGTTGGATTATCTGTAATAAAGATTTCGAATGTCGATAGAAATTATGAAAGACTAACCACATTATACAAAGAAGGTTATCCTGTTCCTAAAATATTAAGTTATGTTAGTGAAACACTTGAGATGGAATATATCCATGGACTTGATATCAAAAATTACTTAATACATAATACCACAAACGAATTACAGCAATTCATAATTGGTATTTTAAAATCTTTTTCAAAGAAAACGGTTGACAAAGACTATACGGAAGTGTACAATAAGAAGTTGGATTGGTTGAATAACCAAAATGTATTGCCGTTCACAAAAAAGGAATTGATTTCTCGTTTACCTAAAACTTTACCACAATCAATGTATCATGGTGATATGACTTTGGAAAATATAATTTATACTAATCCAAGTTTTCATATGATTGATGGCGTTACTGTGGAATATGATTCATTCATATTTGATATTGCTAAATTGAGGCAAGATTTAGAATGTAAATGGTTCTTACGTGAAAATTATGTTAAATTAGATTTCAAATTGCAGAAAATTCAAAACACACTAAGGTTGTTTTTCCCTGAAGCTTTTGATGATAATTTATTAATATTAATGTTACTGAGAGTTTATCTACATACTAAAGATGGTGATTTTGAAAGAGATTTTATTTTAAAAGAAATTAATAAATTATGGAAATAATTGTACCGGCCGCAGGATTATCTACTAGGTTTCCAGACATGAAACCAAAATACCTCTTATATGATTATAAGCTGGATATGATGTTGATGAATTCTTTAAGACCATTCATAGAAAAAGGATACAGAATTAATATTGGTATCCTAAAAGAACATCAAGAAAAATATAATGTAATTGAACAAATTAAATATGAATGTGAAGATAACATAAATTTTGTTGTGTTGGATAAACCAACCAGAGGTCCAGCTGAAACAGTCTATGAAATTATAAAAAGAGCAGGAATACATACATCAGAAATCTTCGTTAAAGATTGTGATAGTTATTTTGAACACGACATATCAGAAGGAAATTATGTCTGCGTTTCAAATATTTCCGAACATGAAGTTTTGAAGAAACTTGCCTCAAAAAGCTTTACAATTGCAAACAATCAAGGTATAATTACAGACATAGTTGAGAAACAAGTTGTTTCCAATACGTTTTGTGTTGGTGGTTATAAGTTTTCTTCGGCCATGTTATATAAACAAGCATATGAATCATTAAATATAGACAGAGAAATTTTTGTGTCGGATGTTATTGGTGTTTGTATTAGTGACTTGCAAATTTTTACAGAAAAACATGTTACAGATTATGTTGATGTTGGTACATCAGAAGATTGGTTCAAACATAATGATAAACCAGTAATATTCTGTGATATTGATGGAACAGTTATTGAAGCACAATCCAGATTGGATTTAAAATCTAATGAACCAGTTAGAGTATTGGAAAGAAATACTAAAAAGATTTTAGAACTACAAAAACAAGGTGCTCAAATTATTTTCACATCAGCCAGAGAACTAAAATTCACAGAACAAACAGGTAAGATGTTACAAGATATTGGTTTTCAACATTTTACTTTATTATGTGGTTTACAGAATTCAAAAAGAATTATGATTAATGATTATAACAATTCGAATCCTTATCCAAGAGCAGTGGCGATTAACATTAAAAGAAACGAAGACAATTTAGGAGATTTTTTATGAGTATTCTTGACAAAATTAAAAAGAACAGTAGTATCAAAGATTCTGCTATTCTATCTAAGTCCAAATTCTTTACAGAAAAGGACATGATTCCAACCGCAGTACCTATTATCAATGTAGCATTATCTGGTAAGTTGGATGGCGGTTTAACACCAGGTCTTACAATGTGGGCGGGGC